AGAAGAAACAATTAAGAACACATCTCCCAAGACAGTTTGCACAGGAGTTTGAGTGTGACTTCCTTGGATCTGCTGACACTTTAATTAGTCCAGCAAAACTACAAACTATTCCTTTCCATGACCCCATAGCTAGTAATGCAGGACTTGACGTATATAAAAGAGCAGAGAAAGATCACGAATATATTATTACTGTTGATGTTGCCAGAGGAATTGGCGGCGACTATAGTGCTTTCATCGTGTTTGATATCACCACGATGCCGTATCAGATCGTTGCGAAGTACAGAAATAATGAGATTAAACCTGTTCTGTTTCCATCCGTCATCTTCCAAGTAGCAAAGGAATATAATAACCCATACATTTTAGTAGAGGTAAACGACATTGGCGATTCTATTGCTGCTACTCTTAATTACGATCTTGAATATCCTAACGTACTTATGTGTGCGATGCGTGGTAGAGCTGGTCAAGTCGTCGGGCAAGGATTCTCAGGATCAAAAACACAATTAGGTGTTAAAATGAGTGTGACCGTCAAGAAGATTGGTTGCGCTAACCTCAAAGCAATTGTTGAGGAAGATAAATTGTTGTTCAATGATTTCCAGATCTTCCAAGAACTTACCACGTTTGTACAGAAGAAACAAGCGTGGGAAGCAGATGAAGGATACCACGATGACCTTGTTATGTGTATGGTATTGTTTGCATGGTTAGTCATGCAAGAATACTTCAAAGAGATGACTGACCAAGATATTAGAAGGAGAATTTATGAGGAACAAAGAAATCAAATTGAACAGGATATGGCTCCTTTTGGTTTTATTGATGACGGTATGGGTGATGATACCTTCATGGATGCAGACGGCGATCTGTGGGCATACGGAGACAAGCAAGAAGAAGTTGGCTATATGTGGAACTACTGATGGATATTGGGGAGCAGTTCAGTTTAGAACACCTTCTTTTTAAAGAGAGAACTTGCAGATCATGTAATAAGAAAAAGAATTTGATTGAAGATTTCTATATGACTAGAAAATCTAAGAGAGGATTACCGTCAGCATATTCATATGAATGCAAAGATTGCACGATTAACAGAATTCTAAATAATAGAAAGGGGAGACAACCCATGTCTGATTGGCAATACCCAGACTGGTAGGTTGTTCATGCATTGTTTCCCCTCTTGAGCAATAGGAATTTCTAAATACTTTTAGATAAATTTGATATCTAAGAGGTAAAAAAATGGCAAGTCAAGTCTCGCCTGGTGTTGTTATTAGAGAACGTGATTTATCCAATGCTGTTGTCGTAGGTAATAGTGCTATTCGTGGCGCTATCGCTTCTTCTTTCCGCAAAGGACCCGTAGGCAAAATTGTAAACATCGGATCCGAAAGAGAACTTATTGATACTTTCGGCGCACCAGCTGAGGCAAACGCTGGTGACTGGTTGGTAGCATCCGAATTCCTCCGCTATGGAGGATCGCTAGCAGTTGTTCGTGCAGCAACTGGTGTATTGAATGCAACTCTATCTGGAACTGGTGTTCTAGTTGGAACTAAAGAAGCATTTGATGCTGGCGTAACTAACGAAAAATTTGTAGCAAGAGATGCTGGTGGTGATGGTAACAACCTTCGTGTTGTAATCGTTGACAAAGTTGCTGATTCCAAGATGACTAAGGCAGGTCACGGTCTATCCGTTGGCGATGCACTTAGTGATGGTGCAACAACCGATCACGAAGTTACTGTTGTTATTGATGCTAACACTGTTGGTATTAAGCACGGTGCTGCTGGTGCAGTAACTGGTAACAGTTTCACCCAGTCTGCATTCACATCTTCTGATTGGAATGCACTTCCAATTGGTACAACTGGTTTGACTTACAAGTCAATCGCTCCACGTCCTGGAACTAGTGCATTTGCATCTGAGCGTCATCTATCTGCTGACGAAGTACACGTTGCAGTTATTGATGAATCTACAAATACACTTGTTGAGAGACTAACATATCTCTCCAAACTTTCTGATGCTAAGACACCTGAAGGTGCTAGTGCATACTGGAAAGATTATGTCAATGAGTATTCTGAGTTTGTTTATGCTGGTGCATCATTAACTGCTGCTGAGTATTCTCCAGTGGGTGAAGCACCTGGTGGAACTGCAGCATCTTACGGTGCTACTGCAGCTGCTCCTTTAACTCTAGCATATATTCTTTCTACTGCTGGTGGTTCTTTATCTGGTGGTGATGATGATTATGCATACACCGCTGGTGAAGTTGGTGCTGCATACGACCTATTCCTAGACACAGAAGAAACAACAGTTGATTTCATTCTCATGGGCGGCGATGCTGCTAATGAGACTGACACTCGTTCAAAAGCAGCATCTGTTGCTGCAGTTGCAAATACTAGAAAAGATTGCATTGCATTCGTTTCTCCTTGGACTGGAGATCAAGTTGCTACCTCTGGTGGTGCTGCTTTAACTCCTGCTCTACAACTCTCAAACACACTAGAGTTTATGGATACAATCTCATCCAGCTCTTATGTTGTTAAGGACAGTGGTGTCAAGTACACTTATGACAGATTTAACGACAAGTATCGTTACATCGGTTGCAATGGTGACGTTGCTGGTCTTTGTGTTTCTACATCTGCTATTAGTGATGACTGGATTTCTCCAGCAGGTACTAACAGAGGTGGTTTGAGAAACGTTGTAAAACTTGCATTCAATCCTAACAAGGCAGCAAGAGATGATCTTTACACCGCAGCGGTTAACCCAATTGTTGCATTCCCTGGTGCTGGTCCTATCCTATTCGGTGACAAGACTGCACTAGCATCTCCTTCCGCATTTGACAGAATTAACGTTCGTCGTTTGTTCCTCAATGTTGAGAAGAGAGCAAGAGCACTTGCTGAAGGTGTCTTGTTTGAACAGAATGATGAAACAACTCGTTCTGGTTTCGCTTCTTCTATTGGTTCTTACCTCGCTGAGGTTCAGGCAAGAAGAGGTCTATCCGATTTCTTAGTTGTTTGTGACGATTCCAACAATACTCCTGAAGTCATTGACAGAAATGAGTTTGTTGCTGAACTCTACCTCAAGCCTACACGCTCTATCAACTTCGTAACAGTTACTGTAACTGCTACAAGAACGGGCGTTTCGTTTGCTGAAGTCGTCGGTAGATAATTAATAGTATAACGAGTAAAAATTACGAGGTAAAAAACAATGGCAATCAATAACGTTTCAACGTTTCTAGGAAGGATTGGTCAGGGCGTCAAACCAAATATGTTCTTGGTTGATGTCAAGTTCCCTGATGTTTTAGACAAAACATCTGAACAAGAATTGATCAATGTAATGTGTAAGTCCGCAGCACTCCCAGGTTCTAACCTAGGTGTGATTGAAGTTCCTTTTAGAGGAAGAACAGTTAAGATCGCAGGTGACCGCACCTTTGATACTTGGACTGCAACCTTCTTCAATGATAAGGACTTCAAACTACGCTCCTTCTTTGAGCAGTGGGCAAACAGCATCAATACCCATGATGATAACACAGCTCCTTTGTTTACACCAAGCAAGGGTGACGGTTACATGGGTGAACTAATTGTTAAGCAACTTGAGAAAGATACCAGCGATGGTGGTTCTGTTCTTAGGGAGTACACACTAGTTCATTGCTTCCCAACTAATGTTTCTCCTATTGATCTTGCTTATGATAGCAACGATCAGATTGAGGAATTCACTGTTGAGTGGCAGTATTCTTACTTCACTGCAAAGGGTGGATCACGCAGCGGCGTTTCTGGCATTGGCGTAGTCTGATAAATAACTAGAAGCACACTAGTTTTTAACAGGTAGTCATGAGTCAGTTATTTGGCTTCCAGATTAATCGCAAGGAGGGTCAGAAGGGTCAGTCCCCTGTCCCTCCTAATGCTGATGAGGCAATTGCAGTAGCAGCAGGCGGTTACTATGGGACATATGTAGACACGGATAATCAAGCTCGCAATGAGTTTGAGATGATCCGTCGTTATCGTGATATGGCACTACACCCTGAGGTGGATAGTGCCGTTGACGAAGTGGTAAACGAATTTATTGTGAGTGATGCTCACGATACTCCCGTAGAAGTTAATCTAGATAATCTAGATGCTGGCATGGGAATTAAAAGAAAAGTTCGCGACGAGTTTGAGCATATTAAAAAACTCCTAAACTTTGATAATCGCGCACATGAAATCGTCCGTTCATGGTATATTGACGGGCGACTTTTTTATCATAAGGTCATTGACCTAGACAATCCAAAGAAAGGTATTACGGAACTTCGTTATATTGATCCAATGAAGATCAAGAAAGGTTCGTCAAAAAATTGACAACAAACCGAAAGACTCTCTAGCACGCCAAGCAATCAAGGGCACTGCGCTTGAGTATGAATACGGAACGTTTGTTGATTACTATCTTTACAATCCAAAAGGATTTTATAAAGGTGGTGTGCTGGGACCAGTTGGCGATATGTCACTGTCTCAAGGTGTCAAGATGGCAGTAGATTCTATCACGTTCTGCCCATCTGGACTACAAGATTTAAACAAAAGAATGACTCTTGGTTTCCTACACAAGGCAATCAAGGCACTCAATCAATTAAGAATGATTGAAGATAGTCTTGTTATCTACAGATTGTCTCGTGCTCCTGAGCGTAGAATTTTCTACATTGATGTTGGCAATCTACCTAAGGTAAAAGCGGAACAATATCTTCGTGATGTTATGAGTCGCTATCGTAACAAGCTAGTCTATGACGCACAGACTGGTGAGATGCGTGACGACAAAAAGCACATGAGTATGCTAGAGGATTTTTGGTTGCCTCGTAGAGAGGGTGGACGTGGCACTGAGATCACGACGCTGCCTGGAGGACAGAACCTTGGCGAACTTAAGGATGTTGAGTATTTTAAAAAGAAACTCTATAACTCTCTCAATCTTCCTCCTTCCCGTCTCACAGACGACAATAAAGGATTCAATCTCGGTAAGACCACTGAAGTCCTCCGTGACGAACTTAAGTTCACGAAGTTCATTGGTCGTCTCCGTAAGAGATTCAGTGAAATGTTCCACGACATGCTCAAAACTCAACTCATTCTTAAAGGAGTAATTGCTCTGAAGATTGGGATGACATGAAAGAACATATCCAGTATGACTTCTTATTTGATAATCACTTCAATGAACTAAAAGAAATTGAAATGATGAATCAGAGAATGATGACTGTCACTCAAATGGATCCTTTTGTTGGAAAGTATTTCTCTGTTGAGTATGTTCGTAAGAATATTCTAGGTCAAACTAACAAAGAAATGCGTGAGATTGACAAGCAAATGCGAGGGAATATTTCTTCTGGTCTTGCACTTGATCCTGCAGAAACAAATGCTATGGATCAAATGCAGCAAGCAAACACTGCACTTGCTCCTGAAATTCAGGCAATGCAAGCAGATGATGCTGCAGAAAGAGATGCAGAAGCTGCTGATGCTGCGCTTGAAAGAGACATGAAGAGGGCAAAGTCCGCGCCTCAACCTTCTAATAATAATAAATAAATTATACTGAAATATTATCATGGCAGAATCTACCGAAGTAAATTCATTACAGGGCGAAGTTGATATCGTCAATCAAATTGCTGATAACCAACGCGCAGCTGCAATTGATGCAATCCACGACATGTTATTTTCCAAAGCAGGTGATGCTATGGCAGATTACAAAAAGGTGGTAGCAAATTCATTCTTTGATGAACCCACAGAAACCGAAACGGAAGTAACCGATGAAACTGATAACGGAAACGATTGAAGACGTTAAACTCCTTACCGAGGAGAAAAACGGAAAGAAACTTCTATACATTGAAGGTGTTTTCCTTCAGTCTGAACTGAAGAACCGCAACGGTCGTATGTATCCTTACAGTGTTCTTGAGCGCGAGGTCAAGAGATACAATGAAGAGTATGTACAGTCCAAGCGAGCTCTAGGTGAACTCGGTCATCCCGACGGACCTACTATCAATCTTGATAGAGTATCACATAGAATTGTTTCTCTAAAAGCGGAAGGCAATAACTTTATTGGCAAGGCACAAATCCTTGATACACCGATGGGTAATATCGCCAAAAACCTTTTGGGAGAAGGAGTTCAGTTGGGTGTTTCCTCTCGTGGTATGGGAAGCATTCAGAAGAGTGAAGACTGCAATGTAGTTGCAGATGACTTCATGCTTACAACTGCTGCAGATATTGTAGCAGATCCATCCGCACCTGATGCATTCGTGAATGGAATCATGGAAGGCAAAGAGTGGGTATGGCAAAACGGTATTTTAAAGGAACGCGAAGTTGCTAAATACCAACGTTATATTGACAACGGTTCACGCCGTGAGTTGGAAGAGAGAACCCTCAAAGTGTTTGAGGATTTCCTCGGAAAACTCTGATTTATAAATAAACTTAGATTAATTATACGGAAATTACGAGGTAAACTCAAATGTCAGATAAGCTTAACGAAAAGTTTGAGGAGTTCGTTACCGAGCAAAAGGTGATCGTAGAGAACGCGGCAGATCCAATGCCAACCGTTTCTGCTAACGTTATTCCTGGCACTGGTAGTGAACCCTCCCAGGTCTCTGACGCACAGACTGGTTCTGGCGGCAAGGATCCTGCACCTAAGGTAGATCCTTCTGCCTCTTATGGTCAATCTGCTCCAACGGATCTTGGTGGTACATCCACCGCTCCTAATGAGCATGATGACGATGGTGAAGAGAATCCAGGAGCAAAAGCAGCTGCACCAATCTCCCAAGTATCGGGCGATCCTCAACAGCGTGCAGGTGATTCCCCTGATGCTCGTCCTTCCGTAGGTGCCGAAGTAGCTTATGGCACTAAGATGGGTAGTGCAGTTACCTATCCAATCAAACCTTCCATGGAGGAAGTTGACGTTTCCGCAGACGTTGCTGCTCTAATTGAAGGAACAGAACTCTCAGAAGAGTTTGCTGAAAAAGCAAAGACAATCTTTGAAGCTGCTGTTAAAGCAAAAATTTCTGAAGAGTATGACAGACTTGTAGAACACTTTGCCAACGAACTTGATAAGCAACTTGAGGTTGCCAAGTCCGAACTTTCTGAAGAAGTTAACGGCACTGTGAACTACGCTATCGGTCAATGGGTTGAGCAAAACCAAGTTGCTATTGACCGTGGCATCAAGAATGAGATCACTGAAGACTTCATCGCAGGTCTCAAGGG